CGCCAACGATGCTAGGCCGGCCTACATACTGGGTAAACGGGACAAACGGTCAATCTCGCGGTCCAGATAGAACCGCGCCTTCTTCAGATCCTCGAGCGCTCGCCCCTTGTGATCAGCGCGAGCAATGTACTTGCCTACCTGCCACAGCAACGGGTTATTGGGAAACCAGTCCTGCAACACATCGATCACTTCGTACTTGCCAAAGGTGTAATGCGGCGGATGGTTTACCGCGTCTTTGGGTTCGACTGACGCCGCAGGCGGCGCCCCCACATGGCCATAAACCATCTTCGTCATTTAGATCCCCTTGAATATCTCGTTGAGCGCATCACGCAGCGCCTTGGCCGTACGCACGTTGAGCAACGCCAGAATCGAGTCTACCTCTTCTTCGGTCGTAAATGCGCGTTCAACTTGAGGGATTTGGGGGGTTTGTTGTGGCCGTGGCGTGGGTGCTGGTGCTGGCGTGGATTGAAGTGTGGGTGCTGAGGTTGGCTCGGGTTGTGGTGTGGGGGTTGGCTTGGGTGCGGCCTGCTTTGGCGGTTTGGTTGGTGTGGGCGCCTTGTTTAGCCGTCGCTTGGCGCTAGAATTTACTTTGACTGGCGAATACTTGGGCACCAGCGCGTACAGCCCCAGCGTGTCTGCATCGCGGCGCAACATACGGTGCTTGATCATCTGATAGATGTAGCTCGAGGTTGTCTCGGGCAGAATAGTTGGCTTAAGCGCCTTTACCGTGTCATGTATTGTGGCCCCCGGACTCGCTGAAACCCACTCGAAAATGAGTTGAGCTTTAGGTTTGGGCGGCTCGCTCGGGATAAACGGTAGTTCTGGCTGCATTTGTTGTTCCTCGGGTTTGATGGTTGGCGTTGGGGTTGGGGTTTGGGCTTGTTTGAACTGCGCCTCTGTCTGCCAGATCTCAAATGCCTGCGACAGTGCTTCACGAATTGCTGTGGTCATGTTGGTACCTTTAGAATGCCGGCCATGATCAGCGCTTTGCGCCAGTACTTAGCTTTGCGTGGATGGTTGCGGTTGGAATAGTGCAGCGAGCGCGTGACTTGTGCGCCAGTTTCGTAGTCAATGGATGGGTTGGTTGTCATCCACTCTGCGGTTGATCCGCTCATTGGCCAACTGCTGGGGACACTGAAATCCCCAAGGTAATCAACCAGTTCGCGAAACTCGATGGGCGTGTCCTCGTTCAGGAACTCCGACTCCTCGAAACTAACTTCGTCATCAGGCCCAAAGTGCACGTGCTCTTCGATTTCAGTGATCATTAACATACGTTCTCCTTTGACAAGCTGTACTCTACTTTGACTTTTTGAGATCTGTCAAGCGTTTTACAAGAATATTGGTGTGCGTGGCGGTTTAGTGCTCGAGTGCACGATCTGCCCCCAGAGTTTGGCGGTGTCTGCGCGCTGTGGCTCTGGCCATGCGCAGGGGTCTTCGTTCGGTTTGATCTTGTGCTTGAGCGTCTTGCGCGTCTTTAAGATGGCGATCATCTCCTGCACTAACTCAACCGCGGCGTCGCAGAATACGATTGTGTTGTCGTCACCCGTTTGCACCGCGTAGCGCCGCTGCCGTTTTATGAGTCGTGCTTCGTGCCGCAAAAAGGATATCCAGTCGTTCCACTCCTGCGTGATCGGGCGCTCCCACCGTTTGCGAACCGCCTCGCTACACTTCTTGGACTTGCGTTTGACTTTTACATCGATCAGCCACTGCCCGTATGCCGGCGCTATATCCCCTGCCGCAATCCGTTCGTTAATCTCGGGAATCGTTAGCTTTGACAGTGGGCGGCTGTTTTTGATTCGGCACTTGTTGCAGTAGTGGGATGTAAACGTGACCGGCCGATCGCCTGAGTACCCCCGAGCCGCGGCGTGCACCCGCGGAATTGCATAGCGAAAGCGCTCCGGCGGTAGGATTTGGTTGCATCTTGGACAGTGTACGGCGTGCTTCAATTTTACATTTCCTTGCTGTGTCCTAATATGTAGCATTCTGTCTTAGACCCCGGACGCTGTCAACGCCTTATGTGGCGCGGGTTTGAGGGGAGTAGCCTCCTACGCACCTACGGGGTTTGCGCGGATGAAAGCCCAAAAGGAAAAAAGGAAGCGTCCGAACGTCCACATATATGTATTAATATATAGAGTATAGAGTATATATATATATGTAGGTGCGCACGGGACTTTTACACTTGGCGCTAGGATTGGCGCGGGTTACAGAGCGTCCGGGGTCGCGGACAAACTGCTACAAATTAAGACGTTGTTTTTTTACAACACTTTGCGGCAATTTTTGCCGGTCCGGCAATTTTTGCCGGCAACGCGCCTGCATCCCCGACGAACGCGCCTGCATCCCCGACGGACGGCTTAGTGGGGGCGGCAATATTTGCCGGTTCGATAGGCACAAAAAAAGCCCCCGAAGGGGCGAAGGGTGCGCCGGCCAGCGGCCGGCTCAGGGCGCTACAAGTATCCTAAATGGCGGCCGCATTCGTCGCGCACTTCGACGATATAAGCAATGCGCGCGCATGGCGCGCGGACTACCCGGTATTGCCAATCTGGATCGTCATGTTGGCATCGCGTCGCGATCGTCGCGGCTTGCGCGTGCGTGGGGTAAAGCTTCATTCGTGCCCCCATGCATTAGGGGTTCGTTCCAGTAGCGCAATGGTCCGAAGGTTTTCGATCGGGCGCCGCATTGTGTCGTACCACTGGCCGTGGATCTGCAACGCGAGCGCCGTTCCGTGTTCGATTGCGCGCGATTCTAAAGTGGTTTCGGGGCGATCGTTTAGATGCTGGGGTTGCACGCTATAAACCGCGCGGGCGCCCGAAGGTAGGCGCACCAAAAAAAGCGAGTCGGAAAGTACCGTCATGCTTTAAACCCCCGTAAAACGATGCGACTGCGTGCCGTGCACGATGATGGCGGGCGATGCCCGACGATTGTTTTCCCCGGCGCCGTCGCATGCGCCGCAGTCAATACATTTAAGCCGTTTTCCGGCTTCGTCCGACGCCGGGCACATAAACTCGCCCGGTAGTATCGGGTCCGATTCGAGCCGGATTCGGAAAGTGCGCCAACCCGCGGCGCGCGCATCGAACATTTCCGCCGCGTTATCCGCCGACGCCATGCATAGGCTCGCGATATCCCGCGCAAAACCCGATCGCCATTGGTGACTGTACCCAGTATGCCCAGCGGCCAATTTTAGAATCGATCGCCAAACCCGCGCGCCTATCATCGCCGGATCGCCATATGCGCCAAGCCGGACCATGCGGCCGGCAATAATGCGGCGCAGTACCGCGGGCGATACCCGCGGATAAATACCGCGCTGCAGCCCCGTCCAAACCGCGTTTATCCCTTGGTGCGATACGTAGCACGTGCGGGTCCCGGTTACCGGGTCCCGACGATGGCGGCAATCGCCGCATATGCTCTTATCTTGACCGTTGGCGATCGCTACGCTTGGCGGCACGTCGGCGCGCAGAATGTAGGTTTGCACCATATCGCCGGTTTTCCCATTGGCACTGTGCACAATCGCGACGCCTACAATCGGCGCGCCGTCGATCGGCGATCGTCCCTCGTAAAAAATAAATCCCGTCGGTTCACGCATCATTCGCTCCGGTTAAGTGCCAAAAGCGGCACAACATAACGCCGGCCATCCGACGCTATGTTGTGCCGCCCGCATGCGGGCGGCCAGATTTACTTGATACCCGCGGCGGCTTTTAATTCGGCTTTGATGCGTTTTGCCACTGGACCGCGCCACGTGCGCGCGTTGGCCAGAAAATAAATCACAATGCTTCGGGCATCGTCATACCCGAATTTGTCATGGATTGAATGCATACCGGCAAGCGCGTTCAGATACGGCACGGCGCCGAAATACGGGTTAACCCAATCCGCGTTAATTTCGGCGGCAATTTCGGTTAGTGGACGATGCGTCATGCTGGGTTCTCCATTGTGCTGAGTGCCTGGGCGATATCCGCCTGGGCGATTGATAGGACATTTTCACGGGTGCCACGATAACCGTACTCTGTTTTCAGAATGGAATATGCGGACTTACCCGCGCGGCGCATTCCGGCAATTTCAAGCTTTAACGCGGTGCGCAGCGTACAGAGTCGGAATAATGCGATTTTGTTCGGGTCTGATATTGCGGCCATTTTGGATTCTCCGTCAGGCGATGCGGACCGCGGCGATTTTGCCGCTACGGGTATAAATGACGCCGACGCCGGCGCCGTAACATGCAATCCATTGACGCGCGTCGCGCGTCGTCATTGCCCTATGCTCGAACCGATCGCCGTCTTGATCGATTATTACCGCTTTATAGGGCGAGAGTGCGCGGCGGATAACTTTGCGAATTGTGCGATGCATGTTGGATTGACCCCCATTTAAACCGCGGCGAGACTTGCCGCACACAATCTTATGCAATCGCCGTGCCAGCAATTTGGCGCGGAAAGCCCCCGGTTTGACAGTGTATGCGCGGCACACTTTGCCGGGTGCGGCAATATTTGCCGGTTAGCGGCAATATTTGCCGGTCCGATGTTCGATACTTATTGCCGGTTCGATTGCCGGGTACCGCGTTGCATGCTGGGCGATCGCTCGCCCCATTGCAGACCCAGTGCTTCGATCGCCGAGTGCCGCAGTGCTCGCCCTGTGCTCGCCCTGTGCTCGCCCTGTGCTCGCCG